CTCACTTGGAGATTTTTTCCTTCCCATTGAATTTTGGGGCATGAAATTCAGAGGAATGTAAATGGCGAAGATAAAAAACGAAATTAGCGAGAAAATAGGCGATTTAAGACCGGCTCCGTATAATCCACGGATTATTACGGATAAAGAATCAAAGATGCTCGGAAAGTCAATGCGTCGGTTTGGCGACTTGTCTGGAATCGTTAAGAATATTAGAACGAATCATCTTGTGGGTGGTCATCAGCGGGTAAAGCAGCTTGATCCGCAGTGGAAGATAGTCAAGGAGCCTTGTCCTGATGCTGTTGGGACGGTTGCGCTTGGATACATCGAGACGCCTTATGGCCGATGGCAATATCGAGAGGTTGATTGGGACGAGAAGGTTGAGGCGGCGGCAAACATAAGCGCGAATCACCAGGGCGGTGAGTTCGATATGCCGAAGCTGAAAGAGATAATCATAAGCCTTGACGATGGTTCTGTTGACATGGAGTTATTGGGGTTCAATTCGCATGAATTGGAAATGATGATGACTGCCGTTAATCAGGACGATGGTTCTGGCGGTGACGAACAGGCATCGGAGAAGCCAGATGTGATTATCTGCCCGAAGTGCTTGCATGAATTTTCTGTGTTGAAGGAGCGCAAAGAAAAATGAAAGGTGGCGCGAGGCCGGGTGCTGGTCGCAAGAAGGGGCAAAAGGACGTTAAGCCGAGAAAGGGAACGGAAGCTCATCAAGAGAAGGAGCAAATTCAACAGCTTCTTTCTTTGGGCATCAAGGCGAAGGCCAAGTTTTATCAAGAGTTTCTTTTCCGCGTCAGTAAGGGGGAGAAACTTACATTGACCGAGAAGCGGATGATGAACGCGCTCGGAGATGATCTAAAGAACGGGCTTGATGGTGAAAAGGAAGAACCGGACCCGGTAGGCGAGGAGATTGTCGATGCTTCTGAGTTTTTGAGGGCTGTTTGGAACAATCCAAAGATCGACATGGCGTTGCGGATCAGGGCGGCAGAGGTAGCGGTAAGGGGTGCCGGTGAGAAACCGGGCAAGAAGGAAGAGAAGGCGAGCCGTGCGGAGCAGGCTGGGAAGGGTCGTTTTGCACCGTCTAAGGCTCCGATAGCGTTGGTGAAGAATTGAGAGAGTATTCTACGGCATGTTTGGACTGGGAACGTCGCATAATTGCTGGCGAGTCCCTAATTCCGATGTCTCCGTTGTTCATTGAAGAGGCGGCTGCGGGGCTGGCTGTTTTTAAGGAACTTCGCCTTGTTGATGTTCTTGGCCGTCCGACGCTTGGAGAAGCAGGTAGGCAGTGGTTATTTGACTTTGTGGCCTCGATTTTTGGTGCTTATGATCCGGTTGAAGGTCGCCGTCTTATTTCTGAGTACTTTCTGTTAATTTCAAAGAAAAATTCAAAAAGTTCTGGTGCGTCTGCTATAATGATGACGGCCCTCCTTAGAAATTGGAGAGAATCGGCAGAATTTCTAATACTTGCACCCACCGTGGAGATCGCCACAAATTCGTTCAATCCTGCCCGTGATTTCGTGAAGGCGGACGAAGAATTGGGCGATTTGCTTCATGTTCAGGACCACCTGCGTCAAATTACACACAGAGGAACGGGCGCAACCCTGAAAATCATCGCTGCCGATAATGAAACGGTCGGCGGGAAGAAGGCCACAGGGATATTAATTGACGAAGCGTGGCTTATGGGGAAGCGCAATAACGCCGAAAATATGCTCCGAGAGGCTTGCGGTGGCCTTGCGTCCCGTCCCGAAGGATTTGTTATATGGCTTACTACGCAATCAGACGAAGCCCCGGCTGGCATCTTTAAGCAGAAATTAGACTATGCCCGTGGCGTCCGTGACGGAAGGATAGACGATCTGAGCTTTCTTCCTGTTTTATATGAGTTTCCAGAATCATTTATAAAAGAAAAGAAGCACTTGGACCAAAAGTATTGGTTTATGACCAATCCGAATCTTGGCGCGTCGGTTGATATGAAGTTTCTTGATCGTGAGTTCAAAAAGGCGCAAGAGGCTGGTCACGAATCTATGTGTGGCTTTCTCGCTAAGCACCTCAACGTCGAGATGGGGATGTCCCTCAAGTCTCAGCGGTGGGCGGGTGCGGATTTTTGGGACGGTGCTGCCGGGAAGGTAACGCTTGAAACCCTGATTGACCGTTGCGAGGTCATTGAGATCGGCATTGATGGTGGCGGACTGGATGACCTTTTGGGGTTGGCTGTGTTGGGGCGGGATGCCGAAACGCAGAACTGGCTACTTTGGACGCGGGCATGGGCGCACCCGTTGGCGTTGAAGCGTCGGAAGTCAGAGGCGTCAAAGTATCGGGACTTTTCGAGAGATGGAGACTTGGTGATCGTTGAAGAGATCGGGCAGGACTTCAAAGATGTCGGTGACATCGTTAGGCGGCTTGACGAATCCGGACTACTTGATAGGATTGGGGTCGATCAGGCCGGGATCGGGTCCATCGTTGATGAAATTGAAAACGGTGACGAAACCGGCAAGGGAGCTATCGAGCATGACCGCATAATTGGAATACCACAGGGATGGCGATTGAACGGGGCAATCAAGGCGATGGAACGTAAGGTTGCCGAAAAGACGCTTATCCACGGCGGACAGCCGCTTATGGCGTGGTGTGTTGGTAATGCCAGAGTAGAACCGAGGGGGAACGCGATTTCTATTACGAAGCAGGCGAGCGGAACGGGGAAGATAGACCCGTTGATGGCCGCTCTGAACTGTGTTGCATTGATGGCGATGAACCCTGAAGCGAGAAATGGCAAGTCCATTTACGCAGGCCGAAGCGAGGAAGAGCTTATAAAGATGCTGTCGCTGTAAATAATTGTTGAAGTGGGAGTGATTTGGTGGTAAAGTGTAGGCGAATTTAGCGGAAGGAATTGAAATGGTGAAAGTGTGACAAGAGATGAAATCTTATTTTTATTCAGGATGAGGTTTGAAATTTTAATCAATAGGCACAATTCGAGAACGGATGTTTTAGATTGTGAAAACTTACAAAAAGCCGAAGAGCTATATGGATATTATCGGGACTATGTTATGGATAAGCCGGGGTCATTAGAACGGGCGGCGAAGGCCAGTATTATATAAAAACGGTGAAGGTGTGAAATGAACACATTTCTCTCAATAATTCTTGTATTGATTGTCGTCCCATTGTTGTTGAGCGCCGTTTTTCTCTTGGCTGTAACATGGGGAATGATAATTAGTCTTATTATCGGATGGTGGAAAGGAGTTTTATGATCGACTGCATTTACAACGATAGGCGTAAGTGGTGCTTTAATCCGGACGTAAGGAAGCCGTGGTTTAGAAAGAAGAGGTGTTGCATTTATTCTGGAGGATTGTGCAAGCATCAGGTGATGACCGAGGAATTTTTTAAGCGAATAGTCATTGATTCAAATAAGATTGTAACGGATGCAATCGCCGAGTGGTCCATTGTGCTTTCGGAGGTGCTTTCGCGGATGCCACGTAGTAAACAAAGCGCAATTTGGTGGTCTCCGCTGAACGAGACAAAGAAAGGGTGGGGGTAATGGAAGAGACTAAGAACAATTATATCCTCACAGAGGACCACGGATTCTGGAATGGAACACACTGTAAGGCTATCCAATTTGGTCTTAGAAGCAACGCGGATATTCCATTCATGCTTGGTTATTGTTTGTGGGGGTTGGATATTTGGATCGACAGGGCTCCCATGATTAAACTCATGGTTTTCGCAAACATCGTCAATATGGCTATAATGTGGATTCTGAAAGGATGAACAATGACAATGGACCCGCAGGGAATACCCATCCCGCCGAGAAAGATATTTTTTAACGAAAAGGCAATAGATGGTGTTGCTTCTTGGCATATTAGTAGCGGAGACATGCCGGTCAGCGAAGAAGTGGTTTATTTTCAGGGAACATACGATCCGACAGACAACGATCTTGCCGTATTTATCAACGGCAAGGATGAGATAATAGCCACTATCCACGGAACAGATGGCGAGACAAGGGAAGCAAGTCTGAAAATACGATATGAAAACGGCCAAATATCGCTTGAACCGATTGATGATGACGTGAAGGAATGGGCAAAGGTTCACTGCATTGGGAAGGGGAATTAACAATGAACATCGAAGTTGGTAAGAAGGCATTGGTCACAACGGATAATTGGTTCTTTGCGCCTAACGGACAGAGTTATCGGGCCGTGTTTGGCACTGTAAAGAATATTCACACCACGGAAGCGATTTTTGGATTTACTCCGACAGGGAAAAGCACGAACTGGTTTCTTGAAATCGGGGATATGCTGATTGCGGGTTGTCAGATCCACTACGCGCTCAGGACTGACAAGTGTAGTGATTCTCCGGCAGCTAATTACAGCGCGGACGCAGCCAACGGGATTAAGGAATATCAGACACCGTGCCAAATTTACTTTGCGGACGGGAAAGGCTAACCCATGAAAGTCCAATACCAGTTGGTTGATGTTGAAACGAAGAAGGCGGTAAAGATCGGCGAAGAATTTGAACTTGTCGGCACTGAATTTCTCTTCGATAAAGAAGAATGGATGCCCTGGTTTATAGCAGTCAAGTTCTTTGGCGATCCAATGGCTATTAAAAACCCGGTCGGCATACTCGGAATATCCCCGATTGAAGCGGCGAGAAACGCATTACAAGGAAAGGAGTCCCATGATTAGGAACTGGCTAAAGAAGGTCATTAGGGAAGCGATTGTTGAATCGCGTTCGGATAATACGGCGATAAACAACAGAATTTTCATTGACGGCAAGGAAATTCTCTATGCGGTTTCAAGGGAAATGAAAACTAATCCCGAATTGAGGCAGTCTGTGAAACAGGCATGTTATCGGCCTGTTGATTTTACCCCGAAGCCGCCGGAGGAAGAGTGATGAAACAAGTTATTACTACAGTAATATTCCAGGTTGTTGTCGGACTTTTTCTTGTGATTATGTGGGGAGTTGACATTGATAAAATAGGGTTTTTGAGATTTGCTGTCGGTTGGGTTGTTGGCATCGGCTTACTCATGACTGTATGGCCGCAAATCAAGAAGAAATACTGGGGTGAATAGGGGAAGAGTGATGACCGAATTTCGGTGTCTCGCCGGGTGGGATACGGATTATGTTACCGGGAAGAAAGACTATTGGGTTTGCAAATGCCGCAACAGTAATGGGTTATGCCAATCGTTCAAGGAGAGATGCAATCAAGACCCCCCTCTTGATTGAGGGCTACAGAAAGGAAAGACAATGAGAGCATTCTTTATCGGCGGGTCGATGGATGGGAGGGTAATTGCCATACATGATGGCCACGGATGTTGTTATTACCGGCCTGAAAGCAACGAAGAATACTTATTGCGCGACACATTTTGGTTGGGTAACAACAAGATTGGTGTTTATGTCATATCTCCCATGAAGGCTAACACGATCACCGTAAGCGGAACATTAAGCGGAACATTTACTCCCCGGAATAGCGAAATACCGCTACCCCCATCCCCGGCCATCCATTTCTGCAAGTACTGTAAGCATTATATATGGGATCGGACCTGTTATTGTTGTAAGCCAGATTACGTTAATGGTGGTTTGAAGTGTAGTGATAGTCTATGTGCCGAAAAGAACCGAGACGG